GTCTGGCTGGATGTCTCACTTAGCGGCGCAGTTACTTTCTCCGGGCATGGTTCACTCGCGAGTCATGGAACCCTCTTCCAGCGTGATTCACTTTCGCGTCATGGAACTCTAGCGTGATCTGATTCATTCTCAAGTCATGGGACTCTCGCATTTAATGATTCACTCTTCCGGCGTGGAACTCTCGAGATTATTGGTTCACTTAGCGGGCATGGAACTTTCTGCTTGCATGGTTCACTCCTCTTTCGTGGAACTCTTCTCGTTGATGATTCACTTCAGCACAATGGCACTCCCTGCGGTTCTGGTTCACTCAAGTAGCTTGTAGCTTTCGCTTGCTCTGGTTCTCTTCTCGACCAAGGCGCTCTCATCCACAATGGATCTCTCTGCCTTTTTGGAACTCTCGACATTGACGGATTACTTCATTGGCCAGTTAGGCGGCGCGATATAATGGGCATGGTCCATGTGGGTAAGGACATACGGCTTTACAGGCTTTTCGCCCGTGGAGATTTCCCACCAGACATGGTGAAGGTGTGAGATGAACAGCTTCACGGCGTATCTCTTTGCCCTGGCGTGGATGTGGGCAGGAGGAAGTTTGCCGGCCTCGTAGAACTTCTTGGCCTGGGTATCTGCCCCAAACTTCTTGCGCTCAAGGATGCTCTTCGCCTGCGCTGAAAACTCAAGGTTCTCGTTCCGCGCCAACTCGATCTCTTTGCGTTCCTTATAGACCTTCCCATAGATGTCGTTCTCGTTGCCCGACACCTTCACAAAGGACTCCCCGATCTTCCAGCAGAGCGTCTTGAGCCGGGCGTTCCAGGGCCGCTTCTGCCCCTTGTCCCAGGTCTGGGTAGGATCGAGGCCAGCGTAGCGCCAGATATGCCCCACGGTGGGTGCCTTGGTAATATCAATGTGCGCCAGCATCCCAGCCGATATGACAGGCCCAATCCCCACGATAGAGCGCATCCAAGCGCCGACTTGGTTACTGCCACTATAAGCGTCCAGGGCGCGGGCGACTTGCTTCTCAAGGATCTCCCGCTGGTCGAGGAGCCATGTCATGACATCGGCGGGTTCGCCGGATTCGGTCAGGCTTCTGTGTTGGTGGGCAGCACGAATGCGGTCATCCTGCATTGCGTAATACGCATCAACAAGGAAGCGAGCCTCGTCATCAGACAATGTTCTCGCTGCGTTCTTTAGGTCTTTCGTCAAACGAATGACGGGTGTTAGGTCTAGGTCACTCATGTTTATTCCCCTCTGGTTGGTGTGGGGGCTTGCGCCCCCACTTGATTAGCCGACTTTCCAGACGCGGACGGTGTTCTCACCATCTTGCGCCGCACGAAACTGGCCTTCGATCTTGCTGTTGCGAATGAAGTTACGCATCGAGGCCAGCCTGTATTCAACGCGGAAGCTGTCGCCCACATCCATAGCGCGCATGGTGGCAATCATACCTTCTCGCTTCTTAGACTTCCTGCCCAGGTAAGTCCTGGGGACGGGAATGTTTTTCTCGATCTGAAACATCTACTATCTCCGTGATTACTGCATAGACCTGAGCGCCATTACGCTCAGACCAAACTCCTCCATTCAGACCGACCTCATCTCCGACTTTCCATTCCACCCCGTTCCCTCGGGGCAGTAAGTCAAACTCTCTGTGAATAAGCCCTGGGTAGTTAGGGTTTATTCCTCTTGCCCGAACTGCTCGCACCATTTGATCGGGTCCACTCCCTGCAAATCCCACCATGTCTTTTCGTCCCCATAACTATGCAACTCGGTATGATGGTCAGCACACAAAGGCACCGCCCAATTATCTCCAGACTTCATCCCCATCGCGGAAGGTTCCGCGAACATTAGGTGATGAGCCTGGGAGAACCTACCGCAAATCAAACAACCTTTCATACGGATCCATTGGAGGTGCTTGTTCGATTTTATTCTCGAACCTTTGGAGCCTGTCTTGCGGAACCATCCAACACCATCCTCTTGGACTTGTGTATTTATAGGAGTCTTTTTTGCCTTCTTTCGCATTGATATACCCAACTACATTAAACTCTGGCGGGTTGCAAATGACAAGCACTATGTCTTGATCATTTCTGTCTTTTTCGTAAATCACCAACTTACCATTTTGGTGATGTGTTGACCGCACCTCATAAGGACCAACATCGTTGGAGCCGATCCCGGCTACCCCCGACCAATACAGGTTCAGTCCTTTTGCTGCGGCCAACTCCGCCATACAGGAGATGAAGTCTGTGGCAGACCTATCTTCTGGCTGGTCAATGTTTTCTTTCGGCTTGGCCCCCCGGCTAACTGCACTCGCATACCTTTCGGCTGCGTGTAGGCAGGCCAGTTTAACTTCACCGGGGGAGAGCCGAACCAACATTAGAACGGGATCAGATCATCGAGATCGTCGTTGGACCGCTTCTTGTATTCGCCGCCGCCCTTCGGTTTGCGGGGATCGAAGGCCAAGGAATAGAACTTGCCATCTCGGCCATTGCGGACCCAAGCAGACACCCAAAGAGAGATGGGCTTGCCAGCCTCAGCCAACTCGACAAGCGCCTGGAACTGCTCGGGAGACAACTCCATATCGCCCTTCAGATCGGGTGCCTTCTCGTTGGTCTTGGCGCGGTTGATGTTCAACGTCCCGCCGTAATACTTCTTCTTTTCCATTACACATTTTCCTTTTTGATCTGAGCCTTGCGCTCTGAGAAAGCGGCGATGATCCGCTTATGCTTTTCAGGGGCATGAATCTTCAGAAGATCCAGGCCCTTGATATTGTCGGACCAGAATTGTTTCAGGTCGTTCTCGGTCTCGGCAGTCGGGACGAAGGTTACAAATACATCCTCAAGCTGCTTGAGGTCTTCTTCGCCTGGGCCTTTGGGGGCAATCACTTCCTTGGGAACGGGGTTCTCCCTTGGAGCCTTCTCGCCAAGCATCAGGTCTTCGGGATTCGTCTCGTCAGCATCAGCCCCAGCCTCGCCCGTGGCGACAGAGAACAACTGACGCATAAACACCTTGTCCAGATAGGACATGGCAGAGCCAACCGTCTGCGCGCCCTGGATGGGGTGAACGATGGTGATGCTGGAGAAGTTTGGAAGATAGTCCCCAGAGGAGTGCATGAGGGTAACGGCGTAGGTAGCGCGGATGATACCCGTCTTCCCTACATCGGGCAGCAAATCAAACTTGGTCTCGTTTGCCACCCAGGCCAGCCCATTAGCCGCCGCAGCAGCAGCCACCTTTTCATAGTAGGTATCAATGGACACATACTTGTAGCGGCCATGTGGGTTGAAAGCCGCCTTCCCAAGATTCCCTACCTTGGTGCGCGTTTCAATGATCGCTTTGATTGTTTCTGGTTTCACTTAGGTTCTCCTTTCTGTGGTATCTTTATCATTCTTCCAGCATTTGTGCAAGCCTTGGTGGCGTCCAATTTTCAGGTTTTAAGATTTTTCCATCGGAGCGCCTACGCACATACCCGGTATCTGGATCAACCTTATCCATGTTGGACCGGATCACTTCGTCCCAGCCCTTTTGCATGGGGAAGCCAGCAGACAATCCCGCCCCAATACAGACAACGATAATGTCCAGCAGGGCATCGAACATCTCCGACTTCCTGTTTGTCCCAACCGCATCAAACAATTCGGTTGCCTCTTCCCGAATCAAGTTCAGGTAGAGTTCAAATTGATCTGGGTTGTTCTCATTCACGGTCTGACCACAAGCAGTCATGAATTTCGCCTGATCATCAAAAACACTCATATTACTTCTCCTTCTTCTTCATCAGCTTTCCATACATGGACTCCCCGCCCGGGGCGAAGATCTCATTCTTAACAGTCAGAACATAGTCTGGAATCAATGAGTCCATGTTCTGTAATTCTTCTGCCGGGATGGTGAACGTCCAACGATCACCAGACCGCGTGGCGAACAGCTTGAAGTCCGTCTCGTTGAAGTCGTAAATTGAGGTTGCCATCGTAGTCATGGGTTTCTCCTATGCCAGAATCTTATCAAGGACGTTCTTACCCTTGGCCGTGATATGAACATACACCCGGCGACGATCTTTCTTTTCGTCCCGCTTGCGCCGTGCAAGACCAGATAATTCGAGTTCATCAATAGCCAGAGAGATTGCTGGGGCGGTGAAGCCGCATCCTGTAGCAAGGACATTGATCAACGGTGTTTCTGTGGCAGTATAGAGTTCAAGCATAATCCTAAGCTTGGCCCCCTTCAGATCGCCGGATGCCTTCAGGACACCAGCAATAAGCTTCGCCTTTTCTTCGGTAGTCATCTCTATCTCCTGTTTGTGTAAAAGACTTGGCTGTCTATTTCTGCCACCTCCAACAGGTGACGCCACCTAACGCGGTGACGCTTTGCATGGAAATAGATAGCACCCTTGGTCAGGTTCCCTGGTTGTTCCCCGGCAATGCGATAAGCTGTCTG